ATATGACTTATTACGAATATAAAGAAGTAAATGGTTTCGATTTTTCCTATTATGATGAATCAACTTACACAATGAGCCACGAAAGGTAAATAATGGAATACAGGCAATTTATAAAAATAATGGCAAAAATAGAGAACAAGAGATACGAATTTACCAAAGATGAATTGGTTGAACTCTCTAAATATGTTGATAATATTATTGTAGAGCGATTTTTTAAGGAAGAGGTTAAATAATGGATACTGAAACAACATATTATAAATATGATGAGATAAAACAAGAATTATTTGACTATATAGAAAATAATGATTTGACTTTATCTAAAGCATTACAAGATGATGACTTGCACTATTATGTATATAATCAAGATCATTTTATTATAGGTTATTACAACGCTGAACAATGGTTAATAAATGAACACGGCACAAATTATACTTTTGAAGTGTTGGAATATGTGCAGGAACAAAGCGAAGTAATGTTGGGCACTATTGAAAAAATAGACAACGCAGAAAAGTTAGTTAATTTGTACGCTTATTGGTTAGGCTATGAAGTTATAGCAGAATTACAAGCAGAACAAGAAGAAGAATAACCCCCAACGGTAACAACAAGGGAAAGAGTAGGCTTATACGCTTGCTCTTTTTCTTTATGGATCACAAGAATATTCTACATTATCCTATATTGTATTTATGTCAGTATCGTTTCCACGATCTAAAGACATACCCCACCACTTTCAATAAATATTCCCGCATTCTAGATCAGAACAGATCAGAACAGATCAAAAGAAAGAAAACCCAATAAATCATTGGTTATATTATCTATATCTATACTTTAGATTTAGATAACAAACTCAAAAGTAATGCAAATATCAATGAAAACCCCCTGTGAGCGTAGCGAAAGACACTAGAATATCATTGGAAACTTTTTGGTAATAATTACCAGTTATTTATCAACAAATCCCTTTAAGGATCTTGAACATACAGTACTAGAACTTTGACAAAAAAGAACATTATCTCTTTTAACTAAAGGCTTTTTACACTCTTTACATTTCTTCAATATAATCATTCTACTTCATTTACTGGTAAAAAAGAATACTTCTAACCCTGTGTCAGCCCACCCAACCAGATAACATTTGTCTATGACTAATGCTTAATATATATGAAATAATAGGCTTTTACCCTAGTTATTATGGTCCAGCTAGTCCACTTGATTAATAAAGTATGGTCAGAGAGATCTTTCTTAAAGCTGGGGATTTCTCTTGTTTGTTACTTGAATAGTATCACAAGTTCTCTATAATGAGAAACATAACATAATAAACTTGCCCAGTTTATAGTATATAGTACAGAGAGAAACTCTCTTGAAAAGAAAGTACTCTAGCAATAGAGAATCTTCTAAGATAGAGAGTTTTTCTTTTAAGAAGGTTATGAGGAAAGAAACTAAACTTATACAGGTTATAAGGCAGACACGGAAACTCTCATAACCTTTTATAATTATAGAGGGGTAGAAAGGCAATCCCTTTACCAGCAGTGGTAGAGGAAACTTGGGTTCAATTCCCAACTACTCCACAGAAAAAATTTTTTTTTATTCCAAAGGTTCTTGTAAATCGGTGGGTGCGTTTCTTCCTTTGATTCTTGGAAAGGTCTTTAGTTTATGTTTATTACACCAAGGGTATTTATTGTATTTTGAAATAACAGTTGAGCAGTTGTTGTTTTTACATACCCTTCCACTACTATAAGTCTTAGAGGGTTTACTATTAGGGTATTTATTACCTTTGATATACTCACTCATACCATATATAGTATAGGAGATGAAATGCCAAAAAAAGGGTATAAGCCGAAGAAGGCTAACAAGAAAAATAGATATAGAAGATAATGCCTTTTAAGAAAGTTGGAAAGAATAAATTTAGATCCCCTAGTGGAAGAATCTTGACAGGGAAGCAAGTCAGAGCTTATTACGCAAGACAGAGAAAAAAGTAATGGCTGAACGAAAGACTTGTAGTAATACTGGTTGCGAGAAACGATACACAGCACCAAATAACAATCAAAGGTATTGTACCGAACAATGTAGGAACAAAGCTAAGTACAAAAGAATCAAAGAGAGGGAAGTTGAGAGAAATTTAGATCCAGTTGATGTTCCTGCTTCTCATCTCAATCGTGGAGATAATTACGAGGAGTATGTTGCTAAGTATGCAGAGTTAGTTGAGAGCAAAAAACTAAAACAAGCAGATGTAGCAAAAAAACTAGAGGTGCATAGAGATATTGTTAATAAGATGCACAATGCGTACAGAATTGATAAGCGAAACGAGGAACTGCAAGAGAACTGGAAGATTGATAAAGAAGCAGAGAAAGCATTAAAAAAATTCTCTGCGTTTAGAGATAGGTACTTTCAAACAGAAACAGGAGAGAAGTACGAAACAGCAGACTTTCACGAAAAATGGATTAACTCTATTTTAGATGCAATTAAGACAGGTGGGGAACAAATGATTCTCTCTCCACCACGACACGGAAAGACAGACTTGCTTACACACTTTGCAGTATGGCAGATTTGTAAAAACCCTAACACAAGAATTATGTGGGTAGGTGGTAATGAGGAGATAGCAAAGAACGCAGTAGGAGCTGTACTAGATCATTTAGATAATAATGAAAAATTAATTGAGGACTTCTGTGGTCCAGGTGGTTCATTTAAGCCAAAGAACAGATCTGGAAAGTCTTGGAGTTCAGGACAGTTCACAATAGCAACGAGAACAATTACAGGAATTAAATCCCCAACCTTAGTTGCAGTTGGGAAAGGTGGAAAGATTCTCTCAAGAGATTGTGATTTGATTATTGCTGATGACATTGAGGACCACGGCACAACTGTTCAACCAAGTGCAAGAGAACAGACAAGACAATGGTGGACAACAACTCTTTCTTCAAGGAAAGAGGAACATACAGCTATTGTAGTTATCGGCTCAAGACAGCACCCAGAGGATTTATATAACTTTCTTTTAGAGAATCAAGAGATGCAAACAATCGTTGAGGAAGCACATAGTTCAGAATGTGTACTTCCTGAAGATGAAGTTAAATTACATAAAAAGTGTATGTTATGGGCATCTAAGCGAAGTTATAAGTGGTTACTCTCAAGAAGGAGAGCAGCAGAAACAACAGGTGGTAAAGCTATCTTTGAAATGGTGTATCTTAATAAAGCATTTGTTGATGGTATAACAATGTTTGATATTGATGATATTGATGAATGTAGAGATGTGAATAGAGTAGTAGGGCATATTCCATCAGGAACTCATTTAGTAGCAGGGTTAGATCCAGCATCTACTGGATTCCAAGCCTGTGTGTTATGGGCAGCTAATCCTGAAACAGGAATGATGTATCTAGTTGATATAGAAAATGAAGAAGGTGGTGGGATACTACAAGCAAAAGATTCAATCAAGAAGTGGTATGAGATGTACGGACTTGCTCATTGGGTTATTGAGGAGAACGGATTTCAGAAAGCCATTAGACAAGATAAAGATATAAAAGACTACTGTGCAAGACAAGGTGTTTATTTAGAAGGACACCAGACACAGAAAAACAAATTTGATCCTATTTTTGGTGTTGGCTCTATGAAACAGCTATTTCAGGAGAAATTAATAAGTTTGCCTTATGGTAACGCAGAAAGTGAAACTAAGAGTAATATATATCGTAGGCAACTAATTTATTTCTCAACTTCTGCTAGTAGAGGAAAAAGTTACAAGTCTGATGTAGTTATGGCATCTTGGTTTCCAATGCGTGTCATTAGAAGATTACAAAAGGAACGAATAGCAGAGATAGGGTTGGATTATAAACCAAGTTTTGGAGAATGGGATATAAGCGAAATGAACGAAGCACCTTGGAATTAAGATGAAAGCAACAGATTTACAAGATAGAATAACGCAACTACATTACGATAATCAACAAGCATATGCAACAAGAGGTCGTATTCGTGCAATTATGAATGGTGGACCTTCAGGTATTATGGCTTTATTAGGCGACCAGATCAAAGGTTTTCAAGATTGGCAAGTTCCAGTTCCAAATCTTATGTCCACAGGATTAGAGCATTTATCACAAAAGATTGGTAGAATCCCAAACCTTAAAATAGATGTACCTAATGACAGAGATTCACAAAGGTCAAAACAAAAAGCAGAAAAGATTGCAAGGATTATTACTGCTTATGATGACAACCAGAGATTAGATATTCAAATGCCACAGGTTGGTAGGTGGCTACCAGGTTATGGTTTTGCTGTATGGGTTATTAGAGAGAGAAAAGATTCTAGTGGTGTTCCTTATCCCTGTGCAGAATTAAGAGATCCATATAACTGTTTTCCTGGTTATTATGGTGCAGACCAGAAACCAGTAGATTTATCCATAGTTCGTAGAGTTCCAAAGTATGCACTAGAGAATGTCTATCCAGATTTCAAAGATGTAATTAACAGAGATGCTAAACACGAAGGATTAAATATCGGTGGTGGATATGCTTCTCCATATACAGATTCTTATTCAGGTTCTTGGGCTAACTCCAACGGACAGGGAGATTTAGTTGCAGAATATTATAATGATGAAGGAACATATGTATATCATATGGCATCAGGAACAGTACTTGATTTTGTTCCAAATCCATTATCAAGTGGTCCTGCTTTCGTTGTAGCTAAGAAGTTTTCATTTGACCAGCTAGAAGGACAGTATGACCAGATCATAGGATTGATGGCAGCTATGGCAAAGATGAATGTTATGAGCATTATTGCTATGGAAGATGCTGTCTTTACAGAAACAAATATTTCAGGAGAGCTTGAATCAGGACAGTATAGAAAAGGAAGGTTTGCTGTAAACTATCTAGCTCCAGGAACACAGGTTTCAAAACCAGCTTCAAATGTTCCTTATCAGATTTTTCAACAGATAGATAGGATTGAACGACAACTAAGAGTTGGTGGTGCATATCCTGTTACTGATGATGCACAATCTCCACTTAGCTTTGCTACTGGTAGAGGTTTAGAGGAACTAGGTGCATCAATGTCTTTGATGATTAGAGAATATCATACAGTAATGGCAGATGCTATTGAACAGACAGATGCGAAAAGACTTGAGTGGGATAATGTTATGTATGGTGGAAAGCCAAAACCATTATCAGGATATATGGATAACAAGTTCTATGCAGAGAAATATGATCCAGAGAAAGATATAGGATTTAATTATAAGACACGCAGAGTGTATGGAGCTATGGCTGGTTATGATGAACCACAGAAGATAGTTACAGGGTTGCAATTACTTCAAGCAGGTATCATAGATACACAGACTTTGCAAGAGAACCTTGATGGGTTAGATAACATAGTTAGAGTTAATGAACGAATAACTAGAGAGAAAGCAGATAAGGTATTGTTTGATACTTTACTTACACTATCACAACAGGGAGATCAGAGAGCAACAATGGCTATCGTTGAGATAAGAAAAAACCCAGGAGATGTAGAGAACATTTTAGATAAATTCTTTACACCACAAGAACCACAGATGACAGAGGAAGAAATATCATTTGTTGGAGAACAAGTAGGTCCAGCTCCTCAAGGACCACCACCAGGAATTGCACAGATGTTGGCAGGAATGGGTGGATAATGAACGAATCAGATAAAATATTTGTAGAGATGGTTGATCAACACCTTGTTGATGTTGATGATACAGGAGATGATATTCTTCTTGAAGATTACTTTAAGAGGAGAGCTATTATGGAGAGAATGCCACAACAGTTTCTACCAATAGGTTATATGATAATAACCCCAATTATAGAATTTGATGAGGGAGATTATGGCGACCAGATCTTCTAGTAATAAAAAAGTAACCAATAGAAATACCAATGTTCCACCACCAGCAAGGAACTATTCAGACAATACACAAGCTGTTAGAAGAATACCTGGTGTTACTTATGGAGAACAAGATGCTTTGGTTGAACAACAAAAGATAGCTCCACTTCCTAAAACAGGAACACCACAAGCGAGAAGGGGTGTTAGACCAAGAAGTGTACCCAATGTAGATGTTTTTTCTGAAACTGAATTTGTAAATGAACCTGTTACAGCAGGACTTCCTTTTGGTCCTGGAACTAATGGTCCAGTTGATAGTAGAACGGCTGGTGTAGATATGGTTAAAAACTTTATATATGAAAGTTGGTTAGCAACAGGAGATGACAGCCTACTTGAGTACTTGTAATGGCAGAGGAAAGATTTTCTAAAGGTATAGACATACCTGTATTTAATAGAGATACATACGACCAAGTTACAGAAGAAGCAGCACAACTACTAAGTCAGATAAATCAAGTTGCAGCCAATGTTCCTGAAACAATAATGGTTGAAGCAGCTAAAAGAAATATCAATTTAGAATTTATGAACCCTGTAACAGATTTCTTTAGTAAAGCAGCACAAGAACCTTGGAGAAGGTTAAAAGCATCTATGTTACAACCTCTTAATATTAACCCTGATACAACAGGATTAGGAGAAGCAGCTTTGAAGGGAGTGTTCTTTGGCGTTAGAGAAGCGTGGGAAAGAAGTTTCCCTTCAGTAGGTAGAGCATTAGCATTACAACAGCAAGAGGATATTTCATTTGGAGAAGCATATAATAAATCAATAGTATCCCCTTTTAGGCTATGGCAAGAAGCAAAGGCTAGAGGAGAAGTTATAGACTTCGGTTCTGCAACTTTTCAAGATACGAAACCTGAAGATACAGATAGATATAAAGATTTAATTGATAAGGGTGTAGATCCATTAAAAGCTAGAGATATAGTTTTATCAGAACTAGGTGTAAATATATGGACATCTATTGAAGAAGAATCACGAAAAATATCAATGCCATCTGAAATAGCAGCAGCATTGGAAGCAAGGAATAGAGGTGGACAGGCAACATTTGGTCGTGTTATGTGGCAACCTTTTCATATGATTGCAGGTCCAGAGGATAGAGCTTATGACTTTTATACAGGAACAATAGATTTAATTGCTAATTTATTTGATCCTTCATTTTTAATTGGGAAAGGTGTAAAGACATATAAAGCTGGAACAAAGATGTTAGCTCTTAGTGATGAA